CACTATCTTCAAACCATTTGTTTGCAAATTTCATGGTAATGGGTGGCATGATTTGTGACATGATATCAAAACTAGTAATTTCCTTCTTTTTAAGTAGAGATGTATCTACCTTATTAAAGGACATGAGCAAATTCATCGCCTCGCGTTGATCGAACTTTATATCTGGTCTTGTAAAACGATATGCTCCAAGAAGCGAATCTTGGAACACGCCGACAATAGACGCGTTATTAGCTGGACTAATAATTTGGTACGGCACTGCAGCCAAATTTTTCAATTCTGCCTCGGACTCTTCATCCTGAGGCATATGTAAATTCATTTCGTCACCATCAAACGGTAACTCGTCACACTTTCATGTGACGCCGGACTGTATCTTAGGCGAGTTCAAGATGATTAGTCTATCATTACTCACCCACACCCGTTCAGTCTCTGAACGCCTATCATATCCTATCATAACGGACTTAGATAGTAACGCTGCTGATTGCCCAATCCTTAACATTATTACCATTGGGTACGGCTATTAACCGTGTTCCCCTTATAATGTTTCCATTACAGGGTGGTAGTTAAGGCTCTCAGGGGTTTCCAGAACAACAAGGTGTGTCGCAAATAAATCAGTGTATATTTTTTAAGTTAAAATTTTTAATATACTGATTTACTTACTAGGAGGTAGCACGCTTTTAACGCCTCCTGTTGCCAACATTGATTCTGCGAAATAAATTACAGAGACATTAGTCTATCGGCATTGTATGGTTTGGTGTCAGCAACATTCATGCGAAAGGTATCACCCTTGTACATAATAACTGCTATATGACACATCATACTCATTCTGTGAAGGGTGGGTTGTCTGTTAAACAGAATACCGTCCCCATTCAGCATGTGGCGATGAACAATATCACCATACTCCAGTTGGATATTTTCTCTATCCGCATATCGTAAAGTAATTTGTTCGCCATTTTTCTTTTCCAAGATTTTAGCACCTGGATATTCATCCGGACCATTTATAACAAGTTTCAATAGAACTTGCTTATTCATAGCATTTACAGTGACAGGCTTTGTAATATTTTTAGCCACTTTAAGAGGAATTCCTAGCTCACGAATAGACAAATTAGGATCAGGTGTAATTACAGAACGAGCAGAGAAATCAACACGCTTTCCCATGAGATTTCCTCTTACACGTCCTCCTTTTCCATTCAAACGTTCTTTGATTGATTTCAAAGGACGACCTGAACGCTGTGCTACGGAAGCAACACCTGGAATTTTATTATCTACTTGTGTGGCAACATAGTATTGAAGTACTGTATGCCAATCGTCGATAATATTGGAATTCGCATTTTCTTGAAGTTTCTCTTGAAGTGTCTTGTTTGCCTTAATAATATTTACTAAAATATGACTGATATCATCTTCACTGCGCTGCTGACCGTCCATTTTGATAGAAGGTCTAACTGCAGGTGGAGGAACAGCCAATACTTGACATACCATCCAATCAGGTCTTGAGAATACAGGACTAAAACCCATGAAATTCACATCATCGTCTGAAATGCGGCGGAATATTTTTAAAACAATTTCAGGTGTTAATTTCATATTTAGTTTGTCTTTATCATCACTGGTTAGTCCATCAACATTGTCCCATTCTGCAAACAATGTTGCTAAACCCTCCTTCTTTATTTTCTTGGGTTGCAAACAGCCACAACCATCTTCACTGTCTTCACCACAACGTGTAACAATGCTTGCTAATTTAAATACATAATTCCACCTATCGTCACTAGACATTTTTAAAGCTTGTTTGTAATTTTCCTTGCTAATTTTCAACTTACTACACTTGATGCATACACATCTCAAAATCTTCATGACAGTTGTTAAGTATTGGATATAAAACACTGGTCTAGCCAATTCAATATGACCAAAATATCCAGGGGTTTCCATATAATCTAGTCCATCAGTTGGACAAATTAGTCCAGGCTCCAAAACACCCATCCTAGGGTCAAATAGTCCTCCAATCACAGGCTTGTTATTAATATACGTGTCTCTAGATGTAATTTCAGCAACAGAACCTTTGCGAATTTCATCTGGACTTAATATACTAAATTGGATACCTATGATTTTAGAACTCTTGTTTTTGGGCATGGTTTCGTTGAATTTATTCGCCATACTTCCTTATAATATAACGTAATATTTAACTGATTTTATTTAATCAATTTTAATTTAAAAATTAGCGAAATGTCGTCATCTGACTCTTAAATAAAAATTGAACTTAAATATTAAAATTTAATGATAGACATATCTAATCAACCATGCCTATTTCAAAGGACAGTAAGAATAACAAGTCTTCTAAAAAATCGTATAATACACGAACAATGAAGCAAGACAGAAAACTAAAAAAAAATGAAGAAAGTGACAGCAGCGAAAATGATGATGACGCAAGTACTCATAGTGGAAGTGAGAGTGAGGAGGAGGAGGCTATGGATAGCCATGAATATAGAAAATTCCTGCATAAAATGTTTCCTTCTACTAATTTGAAAAATAAAATAGTTACTGGTGAAAAGCTTAAGAAGCAACTTCTAGAGGATGAAGAGGAACTCGAGGATGGAGAGGAAGTCGATGATGGAGTGAATATTATTAAGAAACACAAGACAAATAAAAAAAAGAAAAATTCTAAGAAAAAGGCTTCGAAGGAGGTGGTTGAAGAAAGTGAGGAGGATGAATATGAAACAGTTGATGAAGATGATAGTGGAGATGAAGAGGACAGTGACGATGATGATGAAATTCAAGTGAGTCGTAGTGGTAAAAAAGGGTTCAATATTGTATTTACTATTGGCGATCCTATGCGCGATGAAGATGGTTCTGAATATGACGAAGAAGAAGATTCTGACTATGACGAAGATGAGGATGAAGATGAGGATGAGGATGAAGATGAGGATGAAGACGATAATAAAGATACTCATCAAATAGAGGAAGATATTGCTAAACAGCAATCAACTTTGGATGAAATTAGAAAAACGTTTGAAGGTATTTTAGAGAAAGACAATACCAATAAAATCGCTCTAACCGGTCTAAAAGATTTAGAGGCAAAAGAAAAGGAATTGAAGAAACAGTTGAATAAAAAAGTCAAGTCACAGAAAAATAAAAATACAAATGCATTTAAGAAACTCATCAACAAAAAAAGCCTATTGAATGATTATGCTTATTTCAAGGACAAGATGACGATTGAAGAACAGAAGAGAGTTATTTCTGAAGTAGAAGAAATCAATAAAATCAACATTGTTCAAAAACCATATCGCCTTACTCTTCTAGAGGCTGATATTCCGGTTCATCTTAAGTCGATTGCTCTTAGTAAGATTTCATCGCTAAGACATATGGACCCAGGAAATGGCGAATATTACAAGGTTAAGAATTGGGTCGATACATTTATGCAAATCCCATTCAATCGCTACAAGACATTGCCTCTCAGCATTGAAAATGGAATTAACGATTGTCATGATTATATGGCCAATTCGAAAGCAATTCTCGACCAAGCAGTCTATGGATTAAATGATGCCAAACTTCAGATTATGCAAATGGTTGGTCAATGGATTAGCAATCCTACATCTGTAGGGACAGCAATTGCTATCAAAGGTCCTATGGGAACTGGTAAGACCACTCTTGTAAAGGAAGGTATTAGCAAGATTCTTAATCGTGATTTCGCATTCATTGCGCTAGGTGGAGCAACGGATAGTAGCTTTCTTGAGGGTCATAGTTACACATATGAAGGTAGTACTTGGGGTAAGATTGTAGATATTCTAGTCAAGACCAAGTCGATGAATCCAGTCATTTATTTCGACGAATTGGATAAGATTAGTGATACACCCAAGGGTGAAGAGATTGCCGGCATTCTAACTCATTTGACAGATACTGCTCAGAATAGCCAGTTTCACGACAAGTATTTCTCGGAAATCGATTTCGATTTGAGCAAATGTCTATTCATCTTCAGTTATAATGATGAATCAAGAGTCAATCCTATTCTACTAGACAGAATGTACAAGATTCAAACAGCTGGGTACGAAAAGAAGGACAAGAGAACGATTTCAAAGGATTATCTCATTCCTACTATTATCAAGCAAGTGAATTTTAAGGATGATGATATCATTATTCCTGACGAAACGATTGACTATCTTGTCGAGAATTACACTGAAGGTGAAAAAGGAGTCCGAAATCTTAAGAGAAGTTTGGAAATTATTTATACCAAGTTGAACTTGTACCGATTAATGAAACCAGATTCAACATTGTTTGAAAAGGAAATGACACTTAAGGTAGAGTTCCCATATACAGTTACAACAGATATCGTGAAGAAGTTGATTAAAATGGATGAAAAATCTACAACATTGTATGGACTTTACGTGTAAATATACGAATACATTATATGTAAAATAAAAAAATAATTAGATAAAAAATAATATTATGTAACACGTAATATTATTTTTTATTTATTATTATGTATGATCACAAGCATACATTCATTTTATAATCTTCAGACGGTCTAAACAAATAAAATATTATAATCATACCTATCATCCGTTGTTAATATTTTAATATTTTGATCGGTTTTATTCACTAGTTTATCTACAAAACACAATTCTTTCAGAGTCACTCTAGCATCACCCTCTTTATTTATAAGCCTATTCATATCTTTTGGCAATAATATACGAATTGGATATTTACAATCACTATTCCCTAATTGCCCATAGTATGCACAATAAATATATGCTATATTGGTTTTTTCATCCCAGTCAGCTGTCTGTAAGATTGAAAATGGTATTTTTTCATTATTTTCTAATTTTGTATTATTATAAGCTATATATTTTGTTAAGTCTTCCATTGTTCCTAATACAACTTGTGAGCAATTATATTTTGGCATTTTTGGAATATTTAATTCTTGTTCTTTAATTGTCATTGACATATACTTTAATAATTCGCCACGATGTAAATTCCTATACATTTCCAATGATTGATCATATCCTGTTAAAAATTTTCCATGCATTTGTTTACATTCCATATTAGTAGGTAAATCCCATACAGGACATGAACCTATTTTTTTTTGTAAAAAAAGTTCATTTAAATATTCTGTTAAATTAAAGTCTAATAGTACATTACCCCCTTTTAGCTTTCGTCGTGTAGTTTTATTTTTATGACTTTTCTTGAGATTAATATTATGGTTTTTTTTATTAGTTCTTTTTTTCATTCTTACTTTGTTCTTTTTCCTTCTTGTTTTACCTAAATCACTCATAGTATATATAATAATAATATTAATAATAATTATTATATGAATGGAGGACCTGGGCATCGATCCCAGTACCTCACGCATGCTAAGCGTGCGCTCTACCATTTGAGCTAGACCCCCATACAATATTACTAGATATTTTTTAATACTATTTTAAAACGAATTACTATTTTTGTTTTTGCGTGATTTTAATTGTCTAAAAAAATTGAAGTTAAACGATAGGTTAGGGTTAGTGTTGGGCTACTAACTTGGCTCCAATGGTAATGAATCAATATGGTACAATTCTGAGGTTCATTATAGTAAAGTTAGACATAGATAGCGTGAAAAGCACATTCGACCGTGTATAAAAGATAATTCATAACACTCACTATAACAGAGACTCTCAAACATAATCGCTCACGTAAGGTTCCAGTGTGCTCACTTGCGTAAGTATTATTTGGATTGCTAGTTCCAGAGATATAGGCTCTGGGGGTGAAGTGAATTATCTGAGTCATATATTATATATATTACTCCGTTCCCTCTACGTAACGAATATTTTGAATAGATATTAGTTTTATCAAATAACCTATATCGGTTGGCCACCATATAGGACCTAGTTGATAAAATGAAAGTTTGTTGAAAACGTTCGATGATGCTAAATCTTGTTTAGAAAAATGCACAAGATTGACGTGAAGAATAAACGCCCAGTGGTTAGTTTATTCTGTCTAAACCATATTTCGAATCTGGAAAGCAATCCAGAGGACGCTCTGAAATACTATACCCATAAAATAATAAAAACAAAATAAAAAATGAATAAAAATTAAAAAATATAAAAAATATAAAAAGGTCTTCTAATCAGGATCACTAATCACTAGTAAATAAATCCAGAAGGCATCCTTAGTAGTATAAGACCTCGTATGGTAATAACAGGTATGATTAGCCATAGATAGCGTGAAAAGCACATTCGACCGTGTATAAAGGATGGAATAATTATTTCATCTGAACAATATAATTATTGTTCCGTTCCCTCTATGTATTCTATTTACCTACGCAATATAACAATTATGATGTAACTTATTATGGACTGATCATCTACGTAAGAAACTGACCATGAAATTATGTTGAAGAACGTAAATAGACAATGCTTGATATGTAGTTTAGATATTGCGCTATATAATAAACCAAAAATCTATTTCATAATAGTTAAATGGTCTATCCGTTTCGAACCGGAAAGCAATCTTAGGGACGCCTAGTTTTTTTTCGAATTATTACACATTTGGTAAATAAAAAATAATCATAAAAAATAAAAAGGAGATTGTATTCTTCTTATTTTTTGTTGTTTTGTTGTTTTGTTGTTTTGTTGTTTCTCAAGTTTATTCACTTATTTCTATATCATAACATGAAACATTTGACCTACACATTGGACATGTTTTTGTTGTATGGTAATCACCACAAGCATGTAATTTATCCCAACAAGTGTTACAAAATTTATGATTACATGTGGTTTTGATTATTCCGACATTATATGCCATTACCCATTTCGATTCTAAATCGGTCCAATATTTCGATGTCATTGTATCATAACAAATTGGACAATCTTCCTCATACTCTTCTGGACTGTCTATACCGTGATGATAATTCTCTCTACATGATTGTAATGCATTCCATCGCTTCACGAGTGCCTTCACCATACGATTTTTTGATAGAGTCAATGGAATAGGATTCTCTATTAAGACGTTGTTGTATTTTTTTTTTTTCCTACATTCTCTAGACATTCTGTTCTCACGTGAGAAATTGTTTTCAAAGGGAATATTATATGAAATTATTTTGAGTTCTTTCATATTATAAGAATGAAAATCAGGACATTCTTTTGATACCATAGTATTCAACAATTCAGCGTATTTTTTTTTCATATTGCTAGTACATTTTGAAGGACCATGTCTAGCGCTGTCGCAAAATGGACAATTTTGTGTTCTGTTTGACATTATATAACTTTTGAAATTTATGAAAGTTATATCTATGATGTATTTTTAGGTTGTATTTAATCATTTTGTTGAAAATGGTTCAATTTTTTTTGAAGTATTTTGCTGTTTTTACTGTTTTTACTGTTTTTACTGTTTTTACTATTTTTACTAGTAGGATAGAAATATATGTAATCAAAATAATATAAACACGATACACTATTGTTTTATAATGATTAATAAATCACACCTACTTCAACAGTTAATACGAATTGAAATGAACAATTTTAAATCGATTTGTCCGTTTATATATAAGAATTCACGAAACGAAATAAGACACGTGAATACGTTTTATCCTACAGATGACAGTAAGGTTACTATTATTAATTCGGACAATACTTCAGAAGATATATGTGTTACACAACTTTATTTTATAGATGGATATAACAAAGAGAAATCATTACTATCGCATATCAGTTCTAAATATAATTATAAACTATATTTGTGATTACTGCATATCATTACAATATGTAAATACGTAATTAAAAATCGTTATGTATTTACAGTACAATACTAATCCCTATCTAATATTCAGCAGGCGCCATTGTGCGGTTACCACCACGTTGGTTAATATAATTGATTTGCTCTTGTGTGATACAAGCACATCCGGAACTATTACTGTATGTGGAAGGACAACATTCAGGTTTGAATTCATTGTCTACAAACATAGACATCTGTCCTTCAGGTAAAGGAACAGGAGTTCCCTTGTATTGAGACCACTTTGATTGAGCAGAACTGTATTCCATACCATGAGAATATTTATCTGCTTTATTTGTCCAACTGTTAACAACATCACCACCCATGGTCCAATCTAAAGAAGCACCCATAACACCCATACCTTCTTTTAATCCTACGCGACTACAGGAACATAATAAATGTCCTCCTAGTACAAATCCAACTACTAAACAGACAATTATTATTTCTAAACGACATGAATAACCAAATATCTTCAACTCCATATTATATATATTTTGTATATAAAAAATTATATAAGAACCTTGACTAATTTATGATTTTCTAGTTCTAAATATTTATCGATACAACTATTGTAATCATAGAATTTAATACCATTTACATGAAATGTTCGTTTGTTTGTTATTATGTGATATACATAATCACATTTTACTTTCTCTCCGTATGTATCCAACGTACTTTTCATTCCTAAATCTGAATCACATATATGTAAGTTTGGACCACCATGTATGTTATTTTGTTTGCCTAGAATAAACTGCTTTGTTTCTAAATCATCTGCTTTTATTTTTACAATACCTGTGACTCTTTCACCGAAACGCAAAATATTATTCACTTCTATATCGCAAATATTAACATTATGACCATCTTGTAGTTCTATTTTTGTAGTTGCTACGAATCCACCATCTAAACATTTATGAATATCATGTAATTCAAATTGTTTCGGTAAATACTTGTTACATTTTTGTTTTAGTTCGTCGATTTTCTCATTGTCTAACTCATCCCAATCACCAAATATTTCATTCTCTATATGAATGACCTTTTTACTAGTATTAATACAATATAAATATTCGTCGTGTAAATCAGTAGTTATGCTTTGTGGATGGTCTTTCATTTTAATCCAACTATTGTTGTATTTTAACACGTGTTCTCCTGTACAGTATATACCATTCAAACAATATACTGTTTCATCTATATTCGCTAATTTCATTTTGGCGGTAACCACATTGTTATTTTGTAATACCATTCCAACATCGATATCTTTTATTTTTATTTTGCTTCCGTCATTTAATGTTAAATCAGTATCCCCTATGAAACAACTAGGTATTCCAGGTAGCGGATTTACCCATTTTTTTAGGACCGTCACCTGAATAATATAAACCATAATACCTGGTACCAAAACCATGATAAAAATAACCAATAATGGTATTGCAAATGGAATTCCTAAGCCAAATGGAATAAAAAATAAAATCATCATGATAGAGGCGATTGACATTAAGATTGTTGTAATTATTTGTATAATCGCGCCAAAACTAGCAGTGAGCGTTTGATATGTCCCTATAAGCATATATATACCTGCCAGCATCACGCCCTGTGTTTTGTTAATTGTATCTTTAATTTTAATTATGATTTGTTGAAGTGGAATCATAATATTAAGAACCTTTCCCATAATCTCATCGGATACGTTTCCAACCGAATCACGAATAGTAGATAAAACGCCTCGAATGCCCTGAAGTGATGCGTTTAGTCCATCTAATACTTTTGTAATGGAATTTACTAAATAATAAAAAGGAGCTAGAAAAGTTCCTGCTATATCTGATAAAATGTTTTGAATACATCCGGTGAAATTTTGTGCAGTAAAATCAAAAGCAGACATTTTTTTAGGGTCAGGTGGATTAATTAATCCGGCAAACGGCATTACAGTCGGATTACATCTCTGATTTACCCAATCTGCTTTTATGGGTTGTAAATTGTTGTATATATAGTAATATGAAATAGCAACAAAGAAAACTAAAATGACTATTATTGTCATCCATAAAGAACCTCCGTATTTCTCTAGAAATCCGATCTTGTTATATAATTTATTTATTACTGAAAATATATTCGTATTTGTATTATTCATATCATTCATATAATTAATTCGTATAATAAATAAATTTATTTTATTTTTATTCTATTGTCTTCATCGCATAAATATATTCATAATATCGAATAGTTGATCTTTTCGTTTCATGTTCATCCATAAGATGTCGTATTAAATACTTAAGTTTGACATTAATCGAACCATTTGCCCAGGAGGACCATTCCAGGATGATTGCATTGTCATTACACTGCCTTGTAGTATATACATCATGGTTGCCATTACACCCACTATCTTACCTAACATGTCTTTCATTTTAACCAGAATAAACTGAAACTGAGTTAATATATTAATAAATACACCGAATATACTTTGAACAATAGAAGTGATCATATTTCTAAATACGTTAATAAATCCTCGAATATCTTGTATCGATTCCATTAATCCACCAACTGATTTGTTTATTACCGCCATCAAATAATTAAGAGGTTGTAATAAATATCCCATGAAATTTGACTGCGTATTCTGAATACAATATGTAAAATTACTCATTACATCGTGTCCAAATGTAGCAGCGAATGGCATAATAGTTGGGTTACATCTATACTCTGGCCAATTATCTTGAATTTTCTTGATTCCCACTGCTAAAATATTATAAAAATACAATGCGACAAATACTAAAATAATAAAAATAGATAATGTAATATCACTTGTTCTCATATTACTTTATATTGTTATTTTATTTCTTGTATATTATTTTTTTCGTTCTACTCTTTACTTTCTACTTTTCTTGATCCGTCTCGATTTCTTCGATTTCTTCGTTTTCTTTGATTTTTTTGACTTCTTACCCTTGTTGCTTTTTGTAGATTTCTTTGTTTTTTTAGATTTTCTTGACTTTTTGGATTTTCGCTTGCCACCACTTAAGCAACCCCATGGTTGCCCATTAAGAATGAGACCTCCTGCATTACTACAACTACCTCCTTTCATGACACTAGGGTTACATTGCGGTCCTTGACATATAGCACTGTTACTATTGGCACCATAACAGGTATCGCATGTAGAATTTGCACTACTTTGTGTCAATGATGTATTAGCACTAGCACTTGCGCCATTAGCACTGTGTCCTCCGGTTCCGCTACCTGGTCCTATACTCGAAAATGACGGAACTGTTTGAGCGCCTCCACGATATTTTTTCTTGTAACCTCGCTTTCCACCGGTTTTATTCATATTATTTTGACGTGTAGCTGATTCTTGTCCAGCTATAAGAGCAGCTTGTTGAGGAGAAGAAGCACCTGGTGGAAATGGTGCGCTTTCGAATGGCATTACACCACTTTCTTTGGTGTTTAAATTAGATGTTGTCATTTAGGATTATATATAATTAACGTAGAAAAAGTTTAAAACGAAAAAAGTAATTGTATGTATAATCTAAAATGAATGAAGTAGAAAGATTAAACCTACAGAAAATGATTCAATCGAATGATACTGAAAATATGACTCCTTTAATACGCGAGCTGAAACATAGTACTAAAATATTAGCGGATGTTGAGATGTTATTGAAACTAAAGAGAGAAAACGTCTCTCTTGCTAAAACAAACCCAGATAAATTTGATTCATTATGTATAGAACATTGTGGATTCCTTTTTAATCACTACACTGACATTTATAACAAGGTAATAAAGGATGAAATTAATTTAACTATATTGTTGCGTCTATTAAATGTGCTTAATAGTATTGAAGAAGGTCATGTTGATCAGCATGAAGGCTCATTCGAAGTTGGAAAATTACTAAAAAAGATATATATTGATAGCGCTTTGCGTAAAGCTGATAAATTAGACAAAGCAAACAAAGAAGGAGAAGGAGAAGGAGAAGGAGAAGGAGAAGAAGAAGGAGAAGAAGAGGAAAAACCGATTGAACCTATTTCGTGGAAGGATTTCAAATCATCTAAGATAACTCCTTAATCCAAGTATCAGGTGTATGGTAAATATATTTTTATACAAATATTCATTGAATTGTAAAGGTTCATCGTTTTCCATTATCATAATGTTATAAAAAATGCTAATTCTAAGTTAAATCTATTACTTGATTTGGAAATGTACTTTCTATCTTTGTTAATGGTAACCCCTTTTTACAACCAGGACATTTGTGATCATTACCTTCATCGACAAACTCTGAAAACCAACAGTTTCTACATATTCTATGGGCATAAATCCCATTTTTTTTTAAACATTTAACAGGTACTAGTGTGTTTTGTATATTTGTTGTTTTCTTACAAATACTACAATCTACAACAGAATTTCCTCCTTTATATATTTTTTTTTTGCTAATTATTCTATTTTTTCTTCTTCTCATTCTTGTGTATTTATTTGATCTTGTTCGCTTTATGGAACTCTTTTTATGGGTTTTATTTTTACGAGACAATTTTACATTACTTTTATTATGACGTCGACCTATACTTTTCATATTATTATCATATGATATAATAAAATGAAAAATAGTAATTTAATGTTCAGAAGTCCTGTAGTGTAATTCCAAGTATCAGGTATATTGTTCTAAATGTGTTCAAAAATTACATAATATGTAAATGAGGCTGTCCAGAATAATCCATACATAAATCACAATGCTTTCCAGAAGATGCCATGTTTAATTTCTTTGCAAATGTAGTGGGAATAATATAATGATAATGAGAACCTCTGTCAATTTTACATATTTTACAATGTGTGTTTATTCCTATATATACATGATTGTACACATAGTATAAAGCGACTACGATTATAACGATCGAAATATGAATTGTATATTTCATTATAACATATATTTATATATTTTTGTAAATGTTATGCTAAATATGTTATTTACAGTAAAATTGATACTATATAAAAATATATTATCAATATTAACTACTATGTCATACACCTTATTAATTGTTGAATCTCCAGCCAAATGCAAAAAAATAGAGTCTTATTTAGGTTCCGGATATAAATGTATCGCCAGTTATGGTCATATACAAGAATTACCAGGCATCAAAAATATAGATATCGAAGATAATTTCAAGCCCAGTTTTCAACCAATGGAATCCAAGACGCAGCAAATTAATAAAATGAGAATAATGATAAAAAACGCAAAAGAAGTATTATTGGCATCAGACGATGATCGTGAAGGAGAGGCTATTGGTTGGCATATTTGTCAAGTATTTCATTTACCTATTACTACAAAACGTATTATTTTCCACGAAATTACCAAGGATGCTATTACCAGAGCTGTTCAAAATCCAACACGTCTTAATATGAATACTATTTATGCCCAACAAGCTAGACAAATTTTGGATGTTATCGTCGGTTATAAAATTAGTCCAATACTTTGGAAGCATATTTCACGCAATACGAAAACCGGATTGTCTGCAGGCAGATGTCAAACTCCAGCTTTAAGGTTGGTATATGATAATCAGACGGAAATTGACGATTCACCTGGTAAGAAAGTATATAATACAACTGGTTATTTCAGTCAAATGAACTTGGGTTTCACTCTAAATCATAATTTTGAAATTATTGGTTTCAATACTACTACCAATACAATGGAGCAGTTCTTGGAACAATCTGTTGAACATGAACATGTATATACATGTTCCAAAACTAGACAAACTACAAAAAATCCACCTATTCCATTTACCACTAGTTCTTTACAGCAAAAGGCATCAAGTGAGTTGAATATTTCACCAAAAGAAACCATGTCTATTTGTCAGAAATTATATGAAAATGGTCTAATCACGTATATGCGAACTGATAGCACAACCTATAGTTTGGAATTTATTGAAAGCGCTAGTGATTTTATTAAAGAAACCTATGGCGATGACTATTTACACGAAGAAGTGAGTCGTCTAAGTGAGCGCGCGACGTCAGAAAAGCCTAAGAAGAAATCGAAAAAGAAGGAAGTGGTAGAGACAAACGCACAAGAGGCGCATGAGGCCATTCGTCCAACCGATGTCATTTGCGACAAAATCGGCGATACATATTCTTCTAGAGAACAACGTCTGTATCGTCTTATATGGTCAGTCACAGTAGAAAGTTGTATGAGTCCTGCTCTTTATCAAGCCATTAGTGCAGCCATTAGTGCTCCTATGGAAAAGCAATATAAATATAGTACAGAATTAGTGAATTTCCCTGGATGGAAAATTGTAAAAGGGTATGACAAAGAAAATCCTGAATTTCAGTTTTTACAAACCATTAAAAATAAGGCCATTGTAACCTATAATAAAATTGTCTCCAAAGTGAGTATTAAAGACTTGAAATCGCATTATACAGAGGCAAAATTAGTACAAATGCTAGAAGAAAACGGTATTGGAAGACCATCTACATTTTCAAGTTTGATTGATAAAATTCAAGAACGAGGCTATGTAAAAAAGGAGAATGTCAAGGGGAAAAAAATAAAATGTATCGATTATGAATTAGTTGAAGATGAGCTATCGGAAATAGAAGACGAGAGAGAATTTGGTAATGAAAAGGGAAAATTGGTTGTTCAGCCTATTGGAATATTAGTCATCGAATTTCTTGTACAACACTTTGATAAATTATTTGATTATGAATATACCAAAAATATGGAGACTGATTTAGATAGTATTGCAAAAGGGAATAGTATATGGCATAATACATGTCGTACTTGTTTGAATGATATTCAGGAATGCGCCAAAGAATTAGGCGAAGACGACAAACAAATCATACCTATTGACGACAACCATGTCTATATGATTGGTAAATATGGACCAGTCATTAAATGTGGTACTGGTGATAAAACGAAATTCTTACCAGTGAAGAAAGATATTGATATTGACAAGTTGAAAAAGAATCAATATAAATTGGAGGATATAGTTGATACTCAAGGATCGTCATCCTCAGGTAAAAGTATAGGTAAATACAAAGGGGACGAAGTGTTTCTGAAAAAGGGGAAATTTGGTAATTATATTACATGGGGTAAGGAAAACAAAAAATCCTTAAATGGACTAAAAAAGGAGATTGATGAAATTACTATGGATGATTTGATTCCGATTATGGAAGATAAAGTTACTTTAAATACATCCATTATTCGCAGTATCAATAGTGATATTAGCATTCGTAATGGAAAATTTGGTCATTATATATTCTATAAAACACATTTAATGACAAAACCAAAGTTCATAAAATTGGCAGGGTTTAAGGGGAACTATAATACATGTCCTGAAGAAGATATAGAACGTTTTGTATCAAATAGTAAATGAATCTGATGTATCTGATGTTTCTGAATATATTATGCTAATGTAAGCGATTATAACATTGAATTATGTTACAATCTTCGCATATTACTACTACACCATATGGTGATAAATATGACAATGAATGACTATTATCAATACATTCATTTTTTTTCCATGTTCTTTTGTATAAAGCGTGATGTTGAATTGGTAATTTTTGATTGTTTTGTAATAAACAATTTATACTTACCTGTGAAATGGTATTAAAAGTTGTATTTGTATTTGTATTTGTAAAATTAGAACGACATAATGGACATGGTCTATTCCATTGTTTTATACAATCCGAACAATACGAATGTTGGCATTCATATGGAATTACCATGTTGTTTTTATCATCTAAACAAACTGAACAGAATGTTTCATTTATCTCTTCCTCGTCAATCGTGTGTTTTTGAACACCTGGAGTATTATCCATATTAAAATTCTTTCTTCTTTTGAAAAAAAGGAAATGGTGGTTTTATATTCAATTTTTTAATGAATGTCTCATCAACTATAAAATTTATAAATTATACTCTTCAGGCACACGAACCACATAATCACGAGCAATCTCATCTTTTAACTGATTAAAAGCGATGGTAAAATTAAAATTATTGTCTTTAAAATCAACTAATCGTCCGTCATGATAGCGAAATTTAAATTTCACTTTTTTTATTCTGTCAATTGGTGGATGGTATTGAGAGACATTTTGCAAAAAATGGTTTCTTGAATCAAATATTTGACTAGATTGTCCGCCGACAGTTATAGGAATTTTAGCAAAGGCCGATTTCACCTTACCACTATAATCATTATTATACATATTATTTGTTCGTTCGACGTATGGTACTAATTCATCAATTGTATTAAATTTGTCAAATTCCATATAGATAGCACTATCGCCAAATAATGATATAGTTTTAGGAGCTACTACATAATAAGCATATGCTGTTTGAGGTGGTATTAGTCCTGGTATTATATACGTTGGATCAGGACTTAACCATACATTACTTGAATCATAGTTAAACAATACATTACCACTGGTTTCAATGCCTGTATATTCCTTCTTTTCAAATCCTAGATAAGATGGAAGTCCCCAATTGGTGTATTGTTCCCATACATTTACTGGTTGTCTATCTCCAATTATGGCACTACACGAAACATCATACTCTATTCTATCTTGAAATGGTAAAATAAAACCATCGAATTCGTTTCCAAAATACATTTGTTGGCTGACTTTGTTATATCGAACTTTGAAATAAGTATAAATAGCTCCGACTATTCCTGAATCATTTACTAAGAAATCTTGAACTGCTTTATTCATCAAATTTTGTAATTCATTCGCCATTTCGTCAGGACTGTAATATCCATCTTCTATGGTAACTGAATAATAATTATTAATATTACCAGCTAAAGCCGCATATATAGTCGGTTGAGTACTATTATTCGGTCGCAAATAGAAATTCATTTTCGTATTTTGTTGATTATTACTAAATACATATTGATTTGCAGGCAATTGAATTTCAACCAATCTCATTGATTGTACATTTGCAAGAGATTCCGGTAGTTCTACTTCAAAATGGTTTGCTTGTGGCCAATGACTAATATCTCTGTCTTCTGTATGAATTGTAACCAATTTACGGTCTAATACATATGTATTTTGTCTCCTTATTAATTGATGTTCATTATTAACATTAAATTGAGGATAACGACTCATATAAGTTTTAATGAGAAATAATTTACATAAATAATGACTCATTTAGAAATTATATTGTTTTATTCGTTGTAAATAAAAATAGCATGTTAGTTTATATGAAGTATAAAAATAAAATAGATAAAATGAAAAGGCAGAAAGGAGGACAAATTCAACCAGATTCCTTACAACAACCGACCAGGAGTTCCAATAATGAATTACCTGTGCCTATAAAAAGACTTCCCTACGATGTCAAAATATTCGCGTTTTTGTGTATTATGGGTATTATAGTTAAAATTATTTTCGGACAAACCTCGAGTGATTATGCTAAGGCTACTGTATGGGGATATGGTTTTAGTATTTTAGCGTTATCCGGTCTTTTAATAAGTAGTTATGTTATTTTTAACAAAATGCAATCAAATAATGGAAACAGTGACAATAAAAGTATCGGCAACTCATCTTTAAAGTTTTTAAAAATTTTATTTAAAGATGCTTTGCCGATAACCCTGATTATAGCAATTGTCTCTCTCATCATAGCACAAAATGTTGCGTTTTATAAACAGATAAATAGCGGAAGAGTCGCAGATGAATATTATCAGTTCTCGGGAGTATCCTCTTTTTTAATACTAGTACAGACGGTTCTAGTAGTCAATTATATGATGGATATATTATCAGAGAAAAATAATAAGGACAATGCTGAAAAGGTCGGAATTATTGCAGCATTGGCGAGTGAATTAAATAGTATCATTCTAATTCTATCTGTCATGAATATTGGAATTATCGGAGTTCTTCAAGTCGTGTTGAAATTTTTCTCCACGGATGGATAGTTATGCCTACTATATACGTGTAAATAAGTATATAATGAGTATATAATGACTACATAATATGTTATAAACAATAACATATAATGTAATGTAATTTATGTCCGGACTTAACGTGTTAATGTTTTATATACATAATAATTTATATGTTAAACCATATTCTGTTTCATTTTCCCAGATACCAGAAATTTTTAAAATAAACGAGTTGTTATTACTAATAACATCCTTTTCATCGTTTGGAAACAATTTAATTACTCCATTATTCAGAGTGTCATATATTATTTTGCGTTGTATTTTTTTGTTACTATTGTACTTTTGTAACAATTGATTCTCTATTTCGTAGATTCGGTTCAGAATATTTTTATTCAAACAGGTATCGTATGTTATTTTTATTTTTTTGAAATAACTTTCCTTATTGATATGCTTTAAATCAACCAATAAATAAATTCCATTCATCATAACATCTTCGTTTGAATAGACTATTTTTACAAACTGACTATTGTCCATAATTATGTTTTGAATCGGTTCAGTATAATATACATTTGTTAAATTAAATTGACCTTCCTTTATAACTACATTCATATCTGATAGTATAAATGTATTCATATCTTTATTCGTTTTTTTATTATATATAAATTTATATTAATTATTAAAGGGTTTGGTGGTTATATACTATATCATATTAGATGAAATTTTTAGATACACATTTTGATAATTATATTCAATCGTCTAATAAAATAACATTACATCCAAATATTAAAAAGCAAGTAGAAACATTTCCATCAAATATACCTGAACTAAAAAATGTTATATTATATGGCCCACAAGGCGTTGGGAAATATACGCAAATGTTAAATATGGTAAAAAAATACAGTCCAAGTGAATTAAAATATGAAAAGAAGCTCACGGTTACCTACAACAAGATGAATTATTATTTTAAAATCAGTGACGTTCATTTTGAAATAGACATGGCTTTATTAGGATGTAATGCAAAATTATTATGGAACGAGATATATACGAATATAGTGGATGTATTGTCTGCGCGTACAAACAAAAATGGAATTATTGTATGTAAAAATTTTCATAAAATTCATAGTGAATTATTGGATTGTTTTTATAGTTATATTCAACAAAACAATACGAATATTCATTTGATATATTTTTTCGTCAGTGAAAGTGTATCCTTCTTACCTGATAATATAATCAATAATTTTCATATAATCACTCTACCTAGACCGTTGAAATCCCAATACAATAAAATATTAGATACAAAATTACCGTCTGACTACAATATTAAGAAAATATCCAATATAAAAAATATTTTAACAAATACACCTTCCTTTAATGTAAATATAGATAATTATGTAGATAATCTGTATCAGCTAATGAGTAATCCGAGTGACTTAAAATATGCCACATTCCGTGATGTGATATATGATATATTTATATATGATATGGAAATTGGTCAAATAATCCGGTTATTGTTGAAAACACTGAATACTAATGCTACAATTTCGAATGAAACTATGACTGCTATATATGTCGATACCTTTTCATTTTTGCAATATTATAATAATAATTATAGACCTATTTATCATTTAGAGAAATATTTATATAGTCTAATAAATAAAATACATGGATTTTAATAACGCTTGTTTGAATTTACAAATAAGTAATCCGTTTTCAAGCAGTGAATTAAAAAGGCAATATCGAATGATGGCTTTAAAATATCATCCTGATAAACATGTTCCTGATACAGATCATTTTTATGAAAACAAATTCAAACAGATTAATGAATCATATAGTTATTTAAATACTCATATGGAGAGAGAAGGTGTAGAAAAATCGTTTGACAATGACGATTATAACTCTTTATTTTCTGATTTTCTCTCTTCGTTCTTTACAAACAAGCAAACAGATGTCCAAAGTATATTGCGAACCATCATAGATGATTGTCAGAATATATCAGTAAAACTATTTGAGAATATGGATAAAGACCGAGCAATTCAAATATTCGAGTTTATCAACACCTATCAACATATACTTTATATCAGTAGTGAGACCGTAGAGAGAATTAAAAAGATTATTAATGACAAGATAGAACACGACAATATAATTATATTAAATCCTAACTTGGAAGATCTGTTGAACGATAACATATTCATGTTAGAATTTGAAGGAGAGAAATATTATGTCCCATTATGGCATGATGAGATATATTATAAACATAATAATCATGACTTAGTTGTGAAGTGTATTCCTGAATTACCTGAGGACATTTCTCTCGATGTTAATAATAATATTCTTGTAACTCTAACTGATTCTATTAGTAATATTATTAATAGAGAGAATATATCATTCCATATTGGTCAGCGTATATTTAATATACCTGTGAATGAGTTAAAAATACAAAAAATACAAATGTATATTATTAAAAAACAGGGAATTTCAATCATTCAATCCAATAATGTATATGACAATACTGAAAAATCAAATATTGTCTGTAATATTCAGTTGTCGTGAATATACATGTACAACTAAAACCGCCTTATAAAGAAACAAAATAATAGTCATACAGCTGTTATTTTGTTTTATTTACAAATACTTGTTACCTATATTCTCTCTACTATGTAATTTCTATTTACTATATAGTAAAATATAATGGTTACATTATTACAATTATTATTTCACCTACTTGCGAACATAAAAAACAAATATAGAGAGATAGTGATGAAAATATTTAATCCCTGTATTTTAGTTAATATATATTTGAAATATGGTTTTAGGGATTTTAGTCGATAAAAAAAACGACCAAAAATAGCATGTTTTTATCCCCTCTCTACGATGAGTGTAAAATGACTTTTTGGATTTCGGTTTTTAGGGACATGGTTTTCATGTAGGTAAATTGCGCTTGATGATTTCCATTTTTCAAAAAACCGAAAAAGTCATGTAGGGCATGTAGGTAGCCCCCTACATATGTAGGGAGGTTTTTAGGGTCAAAAAAGCTTGGTTGTTTTTGATAATAGTAGGTATGTAACATTTTTCAAGTTTTTCAATTCTATTTTCAGAATTTTAAAAATCAACATGCTTTTTATGTGTAGTTTTTGATTTATTGAGATTACAAATGAAAAAAATGTGAAAAAGTGATTTAGAGCATAATGCTCTCATTTCAATTTGGGATTGGTTTCATTTGTTACTGTAACTTTTTTGAAATAATTAATCAAATGGTTTAGAAATAATGTCTAATGGTAACTTAATGGTAACTAATGGTAACTTTTCCGGCGAGAAAGTCGCCGATAAATTTTCATGTAAATCATGCCTATATACTTGTAGGAAAGAAAGTGACTTCAACAAACACTTGCGCACTAGAAAGCATAAAAATGGTAACAAAATGGTAACAAATGGTAACTTTGGCGAGAAAGTCGCCGATTACCACACTATGCTAACAAATGATACGACAGATACATCGGCTTACCATAACTCAGTAAGCGACATCGGCGATAAAGTCGCCAAGGCAATGAATAATGATGTATCACATAAACAACCCTACAATTGTCTAGCATGCGGTCAGTTATATAAATACGCATCAGGATTGTCTAGACATCGCAAGATATGCTCTAAGAACAATATTGTAGGTGAAAAAACGCAGGATATGGTGGAATTTTCACATTCGACGAATCAAGGAGAATTTAAGGAGATAGTTTTAATGCTTTTAAAAGAAAACAAAGAAATTCAAAAGACATTTGTAGAAATGATTCCCCATATAAAGGGGAATGCAGAACATAGTTATAACAATACAAATAGTAATAATACGAATCACTTCAATATACAAATGTTTTTGAATGAACATTGTAAGAATGCGATGAATCTGACTGATTTTATTGATACATTGCCTATTACACCTGAATTATACGACAATACAATTGAGAATGGATTGACAAAAGCAATTACCAATATGATTACAAATGGATTAAGTCAATTAGATGTATTAGAGAGACCTATACATTGTACAGATGCTACCAGGAAAACGCTCTACGTCAAGGAGGAGGATATTTGGGAAAAAGACGATGAACTTGTAAAGGTCTTGATGGGGATACAGAAAATAGCAAGAAAACAGAGGAGTATGATCAACAAATGGAAGGACATTAATGAAGGTTGGGACAAAGACGAAACCATACAATTAAAATTCACGAATTTAGTATGTCAGTCTATGACCGATATAGAAAACGACGAAAAAGAAACTGGAAAGATTATACGTTCTATTAGCAAAAATACATACCTAACAAACGAAATAAAAAAAGAGTATAAATAAGTATTCTATAACGTAATTAAAAAATGTTTATTTAATTACATTACAATTTAAGAGTTGTTTATTTTTGTTCTATTATTTATTTTTATATGATTAATATTATATATCTACTCCTTCTTCTTGATCACCTTCTTGACAACCTTCTTCTTCACTACTGTCTCGGCCTCCTTGACGACTTGCGCAACCTCCTCCTTGATTGCCTCTTCTTCATCGTCGGTATCTTCTACCTCATTGGATACATGCTCGTCATCTTCATCATCTTCATCGGTAGGCATTGTTTGCTGGACCATACGATCTTTTTCTTCACCTGATAGTTGAATCTGGCAAACACCCTTCATAGTTGCCTTAGGCTTGAGAACACCTTGGAAAAGTCTCCAGGTAACACCAAACTTACCATTAGCAAACCATAGGCCACCACATTGAATAACTGCTGCGATATGAGACCCCTTGGAAATCAAATCCTTAGGTGAAACTGAACTACCATTAGGATCAGGAAAGATTGCCTTCTGATTTACATCGTATAGCTCAGTCTTCCACTCACCATCCCAAAAGGGAAGCTTTACCTTTAGAGTGGGAGTACGACTAGTATCAAACTCACCGGTATTCTTATCCTTAGGATACTTCAACATAGGAGTCCAAAGGGCATCAATCGCATCTTCGCTCATCTTGGCCTTACCAAACCATTCCTTAGCATTAGTAATAGCATCAGCCTTAATCCTTGTCTCGAGCTCAATCATATTATTCAGAAAGTTAGTAGTATCATCCTTAGCATATTCCTCATTTGGGAACTGAAGGGCCATTTCATATCGCTCATTGCCCTCATAATCACTTACACCCCATGTAATCATGAGAGGAGTGGAAATGTAGGTCGCTCCATTGGAAGCAGCATTTACAATACCAATACTCTTACTACCCCTGGCATCAACCTTGAGCTTGGAGTACTTAACATCGCTGGAGGGGGTAAAATCGGCACCGGAAAGAATTGTCTTAGAGTTCATTGTCATCTATGTATTTAATATATATAAGAGACGATTCTTTAAATCAATTTTTTTTTATAATAAGCAAAAATAAACAATAATTATAACCTACATTGTCTAATATAGAATACATTTAATTTTAATTAAATCTCTCTACATATGTTTTACAACTGGTTAATTCAGCTATATTATAAATGTAAATATTGTTATATCAAACATTCGTATCTATACTAGGTTTGTTAGTTTGTCTAGAGAGAAAAGAAGATAAATAACGATATAAATATATCTAACCCTATAGTAATAATGACAACTATAATCTCTCCTGAGCAACAGGTAAAAATAAATGAAATGGCGTTAAAAAAACAACCTTTAAAAAAGCAACATGTAAAGAAACAAAAGATTACGAATGATGAGTTTCGGATATTACATATGAGTGAATATGAAGAGATAAACAAGGTCAATTATAGTGTGGCTCAACTAAAAGAAATATGTAGCTTTTATAAGCTAAAAAAAAGTGGAAATAAGAATGAATTAATAGACAAAATCTATAATCATTTAAAATATTCTACGTATGCAATTAAAATACAAAAAATAGTCAGGGGGAATTTTATGCGAAAATACATTCTATTGGCTGGACCAGCATTTAACCTAAAAAATCGAAAATTATGCGTAAATGATACTGATTTTGCTACATTGGAACCATTGAATGAAATACCATACAACCAGTTTTTTAGCTTTTCTGATAGTGATGGTACTATTTATGGATGCGATATAACATCCCTTTTCGAATTATTATGTAAAAAATCAAAATATAATAGTCATACAAAAAAAACTCCATTAAACCCTTATAATAGAAGGAATATAGAACCCTATTTATTGACTAATTTCTCTCTATACTTACGATTAGCAAAGATAAATAGAATAGAACATGTAACAACATTTGAAGAAGAAGTAATAGATCCATCCAAGCAATTGGAAATGAAAATATTGGATCTATTTCAATACATAAATGAACTTGGTAATTATGCTGATAGTTCATGGTTTTCCAATTTATCAAGACATATGACGGTTTTGTTTATTAGAGAAGTATATGATATATGGCATTATAGAGCACAACTGACCCAAGAAACAATGAGAAGTATTGTTCCACCACATGGTAATCCATTTACAGGTATGAATTTACAATTAGCTCAAACACAATCAGACGAGTTTGTTCGAAAACAGGCAGTAAAAGTAATTGAATATTTGGTAAAATCTGGACACACTACGGATAACCGTTCTTTAGGAGCATATTACGTACTTGCTGCATTAACTTTAGTAAGTGAAGAAGCGAGAAATGCATTACCTTGGCTTTTTCAATCAGTCTCTCATTAAAATATATTGCGTTTTATTCAAAAAAAATAAATTTAAATAAAGAATATTTAGGAAATTATTTATGATGATAACCAATCATAAATAATTATTATAATATATAATGCGTTAAATAGCTTAAAAAGATATGTCTTAGTAGTGTATAATGGTAAAGACTACTAAGACTACTACTCCTAAGACCGCATCTAAGACCGCAAAGGTTGCTGCCCCTGTTGTTGAGGCTGCTCCTATTGTTGAGACAGCCCCTGTAACAGAGACTCCTGTTCCTGTTGTTGAGGAGCCTGTTTCCACTGTATTTGGACAATTCTCTGATTTCATGGCTAAGCTTCAGGCTGTAAGTGCCTCTATGTCTTCTCTTCGCACTGAGTTCCGTGGTATCGAGCGTCAAGTGACACGTGAGCTCAAGGCTGCTGCTAAGATAAGCGCTAAGCGCAAGAGAAAGACTGGTAATCGTGCTCCTTCCGGTTTCGTTAAGCCTACCCTTATTTCCAACGAGCTTGCTGGTTTCCTAGGAAAGCCTGAGGGTACTGAGATGGCTCGTACTGAGGTAACTCGTGAGATTAACGCTTACATCCGTGAGCACAAGCTTCAGGACAAGGATAATGGTCGCAAGATCATTGCCGACAAGAAGCTTACTGGTCTTCTTAAGTTGAAGAAGGGCGACGAGCTTACCTACTTCAACCTTCAGAAGTACATGTCTCCTCACTTTGCCAAGGCGTCTGACAAGATCGCTGCCGCTACTGCTGCTGCCACCGTATAAACTATCACCTATTTCAAAAATAAAAAATAACTAAATATATTTAACATTTATTTAACATAAATAATATTTACATGTTTGTAAATATTATTACACCTTTTTTCACTTAAAATATTCAATTACTTTTTACATACTTCAACTTATTTACTATTCCTTTTTGTTTTTTTATTCTTCTTCCTAGTTTTTTTTATATTATTTGATTTCTTATATTTTCTTGTATTTTTACGCTTAGTTGTATTTTTTTTATTACGTCGTCTAATATGTCTCTTAGTCTGTTTATATTTCCTTATTTTCTTATGTTTTTTAGATTTTTTACGACGATTTCCACCCAATGTTGATTTACTGTCTGGCGACGTTGATGTAATATTACCGTCATCATCATTTACTTCTTGACTATCTCTAGAACTTGTACCAGATTTTGATTTTTTAGCCATTACTTGTTGAGATTGTTTATCTTCGCCGATATAATTTAAATAGTCAGTGTTCATGTAGAACATACTATAACGTGTCAGCATATTATCTATAGCATATTCTAGTAAATCGTCAAACTTACCTTTCTTATTCATATCATCACATACAACAACTTCCTTCTTATTCATATCAGTAATTAATTTTTTTATATCATCATAATTAGAATATTTTGATATACTTGATTTATCATTTATATCAATTACAGATATATAATCATCTTTTAATACATAATCCTTTATCTGTTGTAACTGAAAATACATATAATCATTTTCATTATATAATACTTGTTCCAAATCTGTTAATAAAAATGGAAGTTTATTTTCAGTTTTAAACGTAGTTACCAAGTAATTAAATAACAAATATAATGATTTATGTGTGGGTACTAATACATGACGATTATCGTCTTTAACTGTCCATTCGTCATAAGCTATTGCGGTTTCTTCGTCATCAATACATACGTGAATTACATAATTATTAAACATCCACAAATAAGCAAATAATGTAAATTCATTACTCAATTCTACATTTATTTCCTGACCTAGTTTTTCTTGTGTTTTTACATAGTTAAACGCTACTGCATAATAATTATTGTATTTGGTTAATAAAGAGTAAGGGTAGTATTTACTTCGAATTGCTTTATTATCATCTGATGTTTTTATGTCAGATTCTGATTTAGAACCTAAAGGAACTGTATAGAACGTATCAACACTATCCTTAGAATTAGGATTACTAATACTTTTTAGACTACTATAACTGTTTTGATCTACATAGTCTGGACTAGCTAACGGACTACCTAATGGACTAATATATGGACTACTATCTGATAATCCACCTTGTTGTGATCCCTCGATTAGTCCTGTCATCATTTCCTCTATTCTATCTAATAAAGAATAATTAGTACTTTCATTATCGATATGAGATACACTAGTATAATCAAATATATTTTTAAGTTTATTTATACCAAATGGGTCACTAGTGTTATCCTTATTCACCCAATCCATAGATGTAAGATTCTGTATTTGTAACACTCTACTTCTATCGTTATACGTATCACTATTGTTAATAGTCAATTGATTATATTTGTATATTAATTTGTATTCGACATTACCGAGCCAACCAATTATTTTACTTTGTAATGTTATTATATCTATATTATTTTGTGATCCTGTATTATCGGGTCCAATTAAAGCATCCATTCGAGTATCTGTTTCAGTATAATTTCTTAGAAAATTAGTCATTTTAGGATCCTCAATTCCATTTATTGTATTACTACAAGTAATATATGGTTCAGCTACTATCGCCTCAAAAGCTCCTTTAAAAGAACTCAATATTCGATTATACGCTTTTTCATGTATAAATGGTGTTAAAGCTAAAATATAATTAGGAGTGTCCAATATATATTTTAACTCAAGATCACTATAACCATAATTAAAACTGCCCCTCAAATGTTTCAACATAGATGTTACTTCGTGTGGTACTACATATGCTGCCGCAGTTGTAAGAGCATTGATAGTATCTACTCCACCAGATTGCTCTTTATTTTGAATAAAATAATTATTTGTTATTTTTTCACTGGTATGTGGGTGTGGGTTATTAGAAGTAATACTTGTGCTGCCTCCTTTATTATTTCGAGACAACATCCTTAGTGCTCGTGCTGTTGCTGCTCCTGTTGCTACTCCTGTTGCTACTCCTCTTGCTGCTCCTCTTGCTGTTGCTGCTCCTGTTGTTGTTCCTGTTGCTACTCCTGTTGCTACTACTGTTTCTCCGTTTGGTATATAACATTTCATTGACTCAGGCTTATGGTGTTCGAATATTACAGGTATATTTAACATTAATGCAACAGCATATAACATTCTGTCAATTGTTACTAATACTAGTTTGTTAATATCTTTTGCATCACTTCCATTAGTATCACTTTCATTAGTAACACTGACCGTAACATCACCACTATTTACTAATTTACATATACTTGCTTGATTACCATCACCTGTTCGCTTTTGTGTAAATTTATTATTATTATCGTTAAAAATTGGACAACCTGTATTAGTAGAAGCATTCTTATCTGATGTAACGTAACCAGAATATGGATATGTTGCTACCTGCTGCTGTAGTGGATACATAGTTGTTCCGATTTCTGTACATGGAGTTTTTTGATTCCCATCAATTTCTCTCTTTAATACAGTAATACTATTTTTATGCTTTGCTCCAGCATTACCTATTACATCAACCGGAGACCCATTATTAATTTTTATTTCTATTTTATATTTGTTATTATTGGTCAATTCAACTTGATCAATCGGACCAAGTGAAACCGGTATATTACCTACAAATACACCTCCTGGTTGTAGCGTATTACTATAATCATAAAAAACAGTATTATTATTATTATTATTATTACGATAGGTTTCATAATATACATTCTTACCGGTCTGATCATCTTTTTTTAATTTTGGAGCAGCATCATATACAGATTCTCTTAATATCGGTACCATAAATTGAGTCGTGAAATTCTTGTATTTATAAATTTTTTTTTGGGTATCTACGAGTAAGGGAACGAGTGCATTACCATCGATATCGTTACTATAAATAGCTGACAATGTGGTATGAACCGCAATGTAATAGTCTTTATCATTTTCATAACCACCAACCCCATTAACACGAGTTCTATGTATAATTCTTCCAGAATTATTATTTCTATAATTCTCAGCATATAACATAAACGAATTCTCTAAGTCTTTTGCTTGTAAAGCACTACTATAATATTCAGCAGGTGTTCTTAAACTACCATACCTCTTAGATAAGGCATCACTGCCTATACCGAATACTAACGTAGACAAGGATGAAAATCCCATTCGTTGATTTTTATATTGGGATGTATTTATATTAGATCTAATAGCAGCAGTTAATGTATCATAACAAATAGAATATTTTCCAAAATCATGAGAAGTATCAAACAAGGCCATTACTTTAAGTATATTTTCTTCTTCTCTTTCTTCGTCTCTTTCTTGACCAAGTATAATATTCAATATCTCATCTATTTTTTCTATTGTAGCCATTTAAGATATATATATATAAATATATATATATATATACCTAAATAACAAATAACCTACAATGAATAAAAAGATATATTGATGTGAAACAACAGCTATCATTTTTAATTCGCAAATATAAAATTCTCCTTTTCCATAACAGTTATTAAATTACTTTTATTGATTGGACCATTTACAATTTTGATTTTTTCATACTGTTTGTACTCTATCATATTATCTAAAGCAAATAACGAATCAATCGTATATAGGTCAATAAGGTCGGATGTATATGTCGTATTCTTATCTAACCAGTCATAAAACAGACAGTCTTTATTGTTTTCGCCCTTTTCATCTTTTTTATATTTTTTAAAATACTTTAATGTTCTTATTAAGTTATTACCAATTTTATCATCAGTTCCGATATTATAATCGGTTCCAGATACGATACAAATGCTCCGAAATTCATCGAGTGTTAAATTCATTTCATTCAACATTTCTTTCATGTTATACATCACAGCCGTTTTCTTGAGCAAGCTCATATATCGCAATACACGAGGACAACCATATACAAATAAATCCATATCTTCGCTTAAACATGCGTATGCATTGTTTTTACATACCAATTTAGCGCATAATTTGTCGGCTTCACCAGGAGCTTCAATATAAGAAACGCCATAGGCTTGAAATAACAATTTAACATTTTCAATATCTGTATGATGGAGACGAATAAAATCCTTCTTTAACACACTCATCGCCTCTTTAATCTCCCTTTCTTCAGTCGGATCAATCGTAATACAACTATCGTTTATTTTACATTCTAGTTCATTATACTTCATTTCCGCATTTTTTTTATCCATTTTTCTTTTTTTTAACAAATCGTACTTTTCTTTGGGGGGTTTTCCGTCGAACACAAACAAAGGAATAATATTATATTGACGAAATATGGATATCATCAAATAGAAGTTTTCCAATAACGCACTTTCTCCCAAGAATCGATACAAATAAATACTTGTATCGATTGCAATCTTTTTGTCTCTCAATTCATGTAATCCTATTTGATGAATTGAGTTTTTACAATTACTTTGTAAATATTTATTAAGATATTTAATACCCATTTTTATCTAGTTATGTAAATGTAATACTGAGCAATATCATTATTCAATTTTTCTTTTTACATCGGACAATAAGTTATGTATATCATTTATTGACATTTTCAACGAACGTAGTAATACATAATTATCTTTTGTAAAAACCGATTCAATCGTGGCTATATTTTTTTGAATTTTTGTATTTTTACAACACGAATCTATAAACGCCATATATGAATCTATGTTACCAGGAGTCTTTTTGAATTGTATAAGCAAATTATTATTTTTCGAACACCAACACATAAACTGACTATAATTATTCATTAATAAACTTGTAATAATATAATAACTAAATACTGATGTATTTTCTTTGTATAAATAATTACAAATATTAATATTTTCGCCCTTCTTTTCCACAATATGCTTGTATTTTAAATCTAGAAAATCCAAAATTTTTATTGCTTGAATTAATGAATGTTTGCACTCCTTTTGCATATCTGTATTAAATCGAGTTATAAAAGTAGCTACCATTTTACGACTTGTACCAATTTTAACAGACGTTGAGGATCTATTTGTTGGTCGAATTGCTTGATAAGAATACATAAGCGTATTTATGGTTCTTCCCCAAAATTCGCAATAACTCTCATATAAATTGAATTCTACATTTACATTGAATATAGTCTTGAGTTTTTTATTGACGCTATGCATAGACATATTTGAAAAATCAAGTCCGAAATTGTGAAACGTTTCATGAATAAAAACTTTAAACCATTCTTCCTTTCGATATAAAACGATTTCAGTATGTTCTCTACATCCTGTAGTATAGGCACTATTTACATGTTCCGTGTCAATAACGTGTAACTGATTGTCTGGAAGTTGTTTTTCAAAAGGAGTAAAATACATAAATAGAGATACAGTCTTTGAACATTTTACGCTGGAATAGTCGTCTAACATATAAAACCACATGTACATCATATGTACATACTTTTCCAATGTATCATATTCACCTGATTTGAGTTCATCCATGAGGACAAAGTAAATGTTTATCAATCTTCCTTTTATGGTACATGTAAATTGTATGTTGTATGACGCGTTATCGTCTATATACGTCTGTATTTTTTTAGGAAAAAAGTGACCATCCATCACTTCAGGTCTAGGTATCTGACTGACCATTTGTATTTTTGTGAAATGTGAATGAAAACATTTTCCACTTGTTTTTTTTTCTACATATTCATCCGCTTCCTTTAAATGAGAATAAAAAGTAGTAATAATATCATCACTTGTATTATCTACCAAATAATTATATTTGAGACCAGGTATTTCAACATTTATATAATTCATCGTGTATTATTATATAAATGGTAATATTTTTATATGTTTTCTCTCTCTACAATATTTTATACTTTGTACTTTGTAATTGGTTACATATTTTGTAATTTACTTCGCACAAGCATCAATGCATTTGCTAATTCAGGTTCTGCTCCCTTTTTATAATGTTGCAATTTGGCTTTCTTTGTTTGTATTAACGCTTGTTTTAAATCAGTTTTATCTTGATTAAACTTGGCATAAATCGCATTTTCTAACAACGATTCTTCTTGGCCTCCATAAAATTCAGGATCTATTTTGATATCTTTTCCTCGTAAAGTCTCTCCTTTATGTTTTCCACTTTTAGAACCAGCTATCTTAGCTAATTCAACATCTTCTGAAATCTTAGAACCACTATCTTGAGAGAAAAGAAGGTAGAATTCTTTATTTGTATTCTTGAATTTATTTGCCTGATAATAATGTTCTACCGTTTTCCATTTGTGACCATCCAATTCAAATGGTGCTACATATTCATTGTTTAATTTTCTACGCCAATCTTTTATTTCAGTCAATTGAGAGAAATCCTTGATTAATTCAATGGGTATTTTCTCTCCGTTGCCTTTCCCAGGAAGTGGTTTGTCATTTGATTTATTATAAAACTGAAATACAATTGAATTGTCATATAGACCATTTTCATTCTCTTTGATCACATCAACGTCTAGATCGACCGGTTCTTCGATCCCCAATTCTTCATTAAACATTTTAAATTGGGGAATAATCTTATAGGGTCCAGACGTTCCTTGAAGACAATTTTTTGCTACATCTAATTTAATAGCATATGGAATTTCTAAAAATTGGAACATGCGGTGATATTTATAAGTAATGAGTTTATAATGGTCTCCAGTGTAATCCAATAAAATATAATATTCCGGCTCAAATGTACCGATATCTTCTAAAATAGGATCATTTAATTGTCCGCACAAGAGAACATTGTTTTTATCACCTGATTTCCATGCTTCACTAGAGAAAATAACTAATTTTATATTCAACACACGTTCCAACGTGGAAATAGCCCATGTATCTGCCCAAAAATCACATGTTTTCATTACTTTTTTTAAATCTTCTATGGAATGTACCTTTTTCATAAATCGAAATTCATGCATGAGTTCTTTTGATATTTTCATTTCGGATTTCAGCAATTTGTATTTAGCAGCAACCTCTTTGGCACGTTCTACTATTTTCTGTTGTTCATCGCGCTCCTTGGCATTTTTCAATCTATCTCTCAATTCAATATTTAATTTCTGCAGTTCCTTTATTTCAGTTTCACCTGTTTGAACAACTTCTACAAACATTTTGTATTTTTCCTTGTAATTTTCGTACAATTCTACAGTTACTTCGTCAGCCATTTTCCGACGTAATTCCATAACAGTCATTTCTTTATCAATCGACTTAAATGAGTCTCTAATTACGGCAAATAAACAATCACCTCCTCCTTCATTATCTATAATATGATATTCATTACTTTTCAGCAATTCTTGTATCCATTCTTGTCCCTTTTCTTTTTTATATTCGTCGTGTTCTGTTTCCATTTGCTGTAACGTTTGTTCTGGTAAAACTGTTTTGGCCTCCTCTTTGTCGGCCTCTTCATTTTTATCTGAATCATCATCAGATGACGTGTCAGTCTCTTCACCATCCTCCTCTATTTCCTTTTCCTTTTGGTCCATATCATTATCTTCATCCTCTTTGAAGTTATCCGTTTTAGAACCGCGTTTTTGACTATTTTTCCCAATAAGCATTTCAATAGTAACAAACTTGTATAATAATGGTTCATCAATATCTTTTAATT